TTGAATCCTCACAAGGAGTGTGAATCTTTTAAGTCAAATGTGGCACTTTACACTTATGGGGACGATCTTATTGAGGGTGTTTCAGAGAAGTGTTGTTGGTTTAATCACACTAGTATCCAACGGGTATTAACATCTATTGGTGTAGGATTTACTATGGCCGACAAGACAGCCACTAGTGTACCCTATATTTCCATGAAAGATGCCAGTTTTCTGAAGCGCAGCTGGCGGTGGGAGTCAGAGTTGGAGAGTTATGTGTGTCCTTTAGAACATGATTCTATCAACAACATGCTTACTATGTGTGTGGTTTCTAAGACTATTAGTATGCAAGTACACAGTTTAGAGGTATTAGAATGTGCTTTGCGGGAATACTTTTGGTATGGTCGTGAGTTGTTTGAGGTGAAAAGTGAACTGTTTAATCAGGTTATTGCTGATTGTGAATTAGAACCGTATATGATTCGATGTTTACCGACATGGGATTTTCTTAAGGCTGAATATATTTACTATTCTGATTTGAAATCGGATTAAAGTGAATTGAGTTGGGATTACTCGTTAAACACTCCCGGATGTGGATTCGCCTTGAGAATCCTTCTTTCTAAATTTGTCACTTAGGTAGAATAGTTTTGACTACTTGGAGTTGGGTTTCTCCATAAACAACCCTATGTGGGTAGGAATACCCCCTTGTATGTTGATTGATCTTCACATACATTGTATATATGATTGGCAAGTGTTATACTAAGGAGGCAGCCTGTGAAAGCTGTCAAAGTTGTGTGTCGGTACTAGAACCGTCACGGCGTAGTTTGAGCCTTTCAAACTCGTTCCCATACGTGAAAATGGAACTCCAGTCGGAGGAGATTGTACATGAACCTGCGGGTACAACTGTATCGGAGATCACAACTACCTTTTCTGATGAGAATACTGGTGTCTGTGCTAAGGTTGCTGATGTTTTTAATACTAACTTAGCTGATCAGCAACCTCAGATTGAATTAGCCAAATATTTATCGCGTCCAGTATTGATTAAAACTCATACTTGGGCTATGTCTGATTCTTTTGTTGGAGGTACACCATGGTATCCGTGGTTATTATTCTTTAATAGCACCTCCATCAAAAATAAAATTGCCAATTACGGGTTGATCAGTTGTAAATTGCACCTAAAGTTTGTCATCAATGCGTCACCATTTTATTATGGATCGATGTCTTTCAATTATAGACCTCTTCCTGTGAATAGTGAAACTACTATTATCACTGATGTTGGTGCTGGTGAATTAATCCCTTATTCTCAGCAACCTAAGGTGTGGGTATTCCCACAAACCAATCAAGGTGGTGAATTGGTTTTACCATTCTTCTACCATAAAAATTGGTTGGATTTAACAGTGGCTTTGGATGTTCAGAATATGGGATCTATTACACCTGTTTTGTATTCCAATCTAACATCGGCAAATGGTATTACAGGTCAATCTGTAGTAGTGAATGTATATGCTTGGGCTGAGGACGTAAAGTTGCACGCCCCAACTATGGACCTTTCACTTCAGAGCGATGAGTATACATATAAACCATCTCAGATAGCGAGTGCTGTTTCTTCAGCGGCTCGTAGTCTGCAAAATGTACCACTTATTGGACCCTATATGAAGGCTACTAGTGAGACAATTGGAGCAGCTGGTAAAGCTGCGGCTATGTTTGGATACACTAATGTACCTAATATTAATACTGTTTCTTATCAGAAGAATAGTGCTTATCCGCATTTTTCTTCACCTGAGGTTAGTGTACCTATTGATAAACTTACAGTGGATCCTAAAGCGGAAGTATCTATTGATCCCAGGACGGTGGGTTTGGACGGTACCGATGAACTCGATATCTTATATATTTGTAAGCGAGAGAGTTTTTTGGGTACCGCCATCTTAAGTAGTGGTGATGCTGTGGATCAACTAACATTAGTGGCCCGTGTTACTCCAGATCTTATTTATCGAGCTACGGCTACTAGTCCTATTCAATTTGTACCTACAGCATATGTTTCAACGATGTTCGGTGCTTGGAGGGGTGACATGGTCTTTCGATTCAAGTTTATTTGTACGCAGTTTCATAAAGGCCGCGTGCGCATCACTTTTGATCCCCAGGGTAATATATCCACCACTGTTCCTGATTATACATCAGTATTTAATGAAGTGGTGGACATTGGATCCGATAATGATGTTGAAGTTACTGTGCCCTATATGCAAGCTCTAGC